TGATTGGGTCTGATCCAGATGTTGCAGCTGCAGCAGAAGTACCAGCATCAATAACTGCTTTAGCTACATTAGGTACTGCAGAAGTGTACTCACGATAATTAATACGTACAATATCTTTCAAATCTATGATAGGAGTTGCAATGCAATTTCCAGAAGGCATAGTTTGAGTAAATTGTATACTTTTAAAGTTAGGTACTCCTGAAGTAAACAATGCAGTTACTACGTTAGTAGGTGTTGCAGCATATACATCCCATGCTCCTAAGCGTGATCCTGTAACAGCAGCAGTGTTACTAAAAGTAGTAGTAGAAAACATGTCAGGGTTGTTAATTACAAAAACCTGATTTAAATTTTGAGGTGCCATTTTTTTATAATTTTAGGCGTTAAACATTAATTTAATTTATTCGCTTTCAAATGTTTCCATTGATTGCGTGTTATACCGTTGGGATTCTATTCCCTCTAGTATGCTTTTAATTGTCATCTCTACAATTTCGTCATGGGTATGAATTGGTAATTCAGAACCTATTCCAAGATTATATGAGATAGCAATTGGGTTTCTTAAATACTTAATTATTGCTTTTTCAGCAATAAATGTATTATCAGTATATATATCCAAATAACTTTCTTCTATGTTGTAGAACGGCAATTTGTAGTCTGTTCTATTAAATGGATCATCTAATAAAGCATACATATCATCATGCTGAGCAAATGTACAATAAGAAATTTTATTATACAAAGGAATTGCTGGGTTATTTGTAAATTCTCTAGTTGTATCTAATATTTCTACAAAAGTGTCATAGTAAACAGTTGTAGTAGTTAAATCTATTGGATTATACCAAATAGCATACATACAATATCCATTCTCAGGGCCAGGTGTAGTATCAATACCTATTTGGTAAGTAAATCTCATGTAAATATGATTAGAATCTACATTAGGAGATATATGTGTAGTTAATCCTGTAGAATTTTGTTCTGGTAATGCTAATACAGGATGAGTATCATGTAAGTAATTAGCAGAATCTATTAACTTATTAAATGTATTTAATGCTGCAGTATTCTCTTGTTGCCAAGTAGATATATTTAAATTATATCCATAGATATCTTGCAATAACCATCCATCAGAAGGTGGGGTTAAGTTTAATTTTACATAATACCTAGATCTATCCATTTCAGTAATTACAGGAGGTAATGTACAAGAGTAACTTACTTGACACCTAACTGATATTAAAAATAAATAATCTAATGGTAAAGTATATCTATCTATATATATAGGAGAATATTTAGAAGTATAAACTTCTCCATAATAAGATGTAAAATCTTGATGTTCTACAATTAATGATTTAAGATCATCAATTCTTTTTTGAGATTGTTCAAATCCTTTACCTTGACGATTAGATCTAGCATTAAATCGTTGCTTAACAAATCTTAATTGAGCTAAGTTTAACTCATGATCTATTTCTTCAGGTAATAAGTTGTCAACCTGGAAGGATGCAATCTTTTGCACCCCCAGGTTAACAGCTATATGCATTTCATTTACAGTCATTATTTAACTTCTTTAAGTTGTGCACGCATTGCGTTTACAGCTCCAGAGTTTTTCTTATTCTTAAAGTAAACAATTGCATCTTTCATAGTTTCTCCGATTGTATCATCTTGGTAAATAACTTGATTACCAATTTGACGAAGAACTCCTACTTCAATCATTTCTAAAATTTCAGAACGTATCTCTAAAGTGTCATCTTTACAATACTTCAAAAAGCGTTCTGGATCAGAGTCTTTAACATCATAAAGTTGATTTTCAACTTCCATGTCAGTTAAATTATCAGGATTTCCTTTAGATAGTACTCGTAACAATGTACGCATTAATTTAAAGTCTCCTGTTAATTTAATAAACTCTTTATCAGCTTCTTTCTTAATCTGAACTTTATTGTTCTTTTTAAGTAAGTCTTTTTGAGGATCATAAATGTAAAACCGTTTATCGGGAGTAACTTTCATTTCTTCTTCAGACATTGCAACATGACGATGTTTTAGTGCCCACTTATACTTAATAAAGTCAATAGGGTTAATTGGCATTCCATCTTTTGTTGTCTCAATGTTTAACTCTACTCCTTCAAATGGAACGGTGATGCTTAAACTAGACCAAAAGTCTTTTGTTTTAGCAGGCCATTCTTGATGTGTAGGTGGAACATCAATTAAGTCTTTCAAAAACTTAGCTTCTTCTTCTCCTTCTACTCCTTTGAGTGGAAGTCTGTTTACAAAGATAGAACCAATTTTAACTTTAGCTCCAGCTCTGATTTCTTTTGGAAGGTGATTAAGTACTTCCTTTCTTCTAATAATAATTGTTCTCATAATTTTTGTTCTTTTTATTTTAATTATTGCCTTAGATAAAGAATAACTAAGGACTGTTTTTATATTTTAAAAAGAAAGGGGGAAAGAGAGTTCCCTCCCCCTATCTCTACCTTAAACCTAACACAACTTACGATGCGGTACACTGAAGATCCAAGCTAGTGTCGAAACGACGAAGCAAGATACCAGCAGTCTTCAACATATGCACAGAAGCACCATCAATATCACTTGCGCGAGTATCAGTTTCAGTAAATCCTTTTGGAACTACAGAACCTGCTACGCACCAACGCAATAATTCACGACCTTTCTTGTTGATCATTTGCAAGTTGTTTTCACCATCATAAGTAGATTGGTCAACAAACACCATGCGATAAGATTCCAAAGGCAAACCAGAAACTGGGTGCTTTTTAGAAGCTTGAGCAACAGGACCATGATCAAATAAAGGAGATTTAACTACATTAACTCTATGACCATCAACGTGCTCATAACTAGTGAAGTAACCAGTGATTCCCAAGTTACGACCAGAACCAGTAATAAAGGTTGGTTGAGTGGTTTGCAAATAAGAGTTAGAAGAGTAGTAAGTTTTCAAAGCACGGTCAAACTCACGAGCACCACCGATACCAGTATACAAAGTAACTTGTTTATCAGTAGCATCAGTCATACCATAGAACAAATCACCAATTACTTCTTCAATCTTAGCTTGAGTCAAGTTAGAATAAGTGTCTTTGTTAATGATTTGCTCAAGAAGACCAGGACCAGAAACTACAGGTTGACCATTCTCATCAAGCATAGTGCTAACACCATTTGCATCATGAGTTTTTTGACCATACCAATAGTACATTTCACACTCTTCTTTAAACTTCAACATGTGACGATACTCTTCGTAATCCATCCACAATTTAGTTTTGCTTCCTTCTTTCAAAGGCAATTCAAATTGAGCAACATAATCTTTTGCATTTCCAGAGAAATGATAAGATTTACGTACAGTACCAATTTTGCTACGAACCAAACCAGGAGCAGTCCAGTTAGATGCATTACCACGAGAAAAGTCAATTCCTACGTTAGCATACATCATTCCCCACAAAGCACCTACTGCTAAATCACCACCAGCTGCATTAGAAATACCTGAATTATCAGGAGAAACTAATTTTAAAGTGTATTTCCATCCACCTCCATCAGCAACAGGTTCACTCATAATACGAGCAAGAACTCCAGATTGAGAAACCAAAGTGTAAGGGAAAATAAACCATTTGTCAGGGAAAGTAACACTAAATAGTGCACCACCTGCTCCAATAGTAGTAGTTGTACCTCCTAAATTTGAAGTAGCAACAACAGGACGTACATTAATTTCATGAGTTTTAACACGATATTCATATTCGTAGCGATCAATTGAACGAGTGTTTCCAACTCCTTCAGTTAAGAAAGACAATGGAAATTTCTTTTCCTCACGACCAGCCAAGTGAGTAATAATAGGAGAGATCTCCTCTGGACGTTCCATAAGTGCATTAACCAATGAGTTAGTATCGGTCATTTGGGCATCATTATAGTACGTTTTTAGAACTTGCATTAGAGCCATAATTTATATTTTTTTAAAGTTAATTGTTGTTATTGCTTGATTTTACCCAAACAATGCTTTTAGATCCAGATTATCTGCATCAAATTTTTTGTTTCTTCTTTCGTTAGTTTGCATTGACTTAACTCGCTCTTCATTTTGTCTAACTTTATCTCTTAGACTAACTGCGCTTTCAGTCTTTGCTTTAATATTAATAATATCTTTTAAATTAAATCCTTTGTACATTAAATAGTCTAAAGCCAATTTAGCTTCTATATTAGCCTTAGCATAATCAACATCTCTACGAGTCTGACCATTATCATTAACTGGTTCAGAAATGTAATCAAAGAATTTAGCTTTTTCACGATCTGGAATACGAATACCTGCAAACTCTTTTCCTTCTTGAATAGTATTTGCTACTCCCTCCCAAAATCTTTCATTTTCTTCAGCTGCACGTTGTTGTGCTTCTTGTTGTTGACGAACTAATCCTTCACGTTCTTCTCTTTGAATATTAGCAAGATTACGTTGAGCAACTTTAGCTCTATCATACAACTTACCAGAGTCTTCATAATCGTTAATCATGTCTTTAATGAATTCATCATCATGACCTTTAGATTTTAAAAACTCTGAAATCATATATTTTTGAGTACGGCTATCTTCTTGTTCAAGTTGAATATATTCAAAACTTGTTCTAGGATTATATGCTTCAAAAAATCTTTCAGGATCTCCTCCAGCCATTACAAAATCTAAATGCTTTTGAACAAGAGGAAATTGTTTAAATAAACTTTCAAGTTGATCTTCAGCAATATTTTGTGCAACGTCTTTAGTAAATTCTGCTAAACCTTCTTCAGTTTCTGCATACTCTTTTTCCAACTCATAACCAAGAGATTTAGCAATAGAAGAAATAATACCATCATCATCATTGTTATTATTACTAATATTACTATTAGAATCATCGTCATCATTAGAATCATCATCAGAATCATTGTCATTGTCTTGCGAATCATTAACATCATCTTCATCATCTAATGGGTCATTATTGGATTTTTTACTGTCTTTGTCTAGATCTTTATTAGTATCTAGCTCTGAACCACTGTTTGCACCTTCGTCTGTGCCAGTAGGTTCAATTCCATCCCCTAGAACATCGTCTAGAGAAATGTCTTCGAATTTTAGTGTTGGTTTACTCATATCACAAAGATATATTAAGGGTTTTAATTAAAAACTGTTTAATTATTTTTTATAATTTGCTTTATTATATAGCACTTTCATTTTTGAACTATTACAAGTATAGCATTTTTTACCTCCAGTTTCAAACTTCATTACTCCAGAAGATTTTTTTAATGCAGGTTCTTGTTCTGGAAAAGCATTCATAGGTTTTTCAGAATCTTCCCATTGTTTTTTGTACCAATTAATAATAGGGTCAATGGTATATTTATTATATTTTTCTACTGCATTTGGTACACCTAGAGCACCTAATGCACCAGCATATCCTAGTCCATATCCATATTTTTCAGCTAAGCTTTGCAAATATCCTCCCTGAGTAGATAGTTGAAACTCATTATTTAAAAGTTTCTCTTTATTGATTGGAACATATCTATTAGAAAAAGGAAGCCTTCTATAAAAACTTAAACCTTCGTCTTGTATAGGAATATCAACAAGTCTATCTCCTGTTTTTGTTTTAATTAATACACCATTTCTATTTGTAGGATTAACGTATCCTAAATTTGTATTTGGATTTTTAAAATCAAATTTTGCAGCAAAAACTCCTTTATAATTTTCATCTGGAGCATTTAAAGCTGCCCAATTACCTTCTTTAACAATTTGGTCTTTACCTATTCTTAAAGACATTCCTCCTTTTGGACTTAATGTTTTAGTATCTATAACATGTTCCATAGTATTACCAAACTTTCTAAATGCTGCATTTTTACTAGCTTTTAAAGTTTGACCATATCCTGGAATAAAATTTAAAGGACTTCCTGTAAAAGGTCCCATGTTTTCTACAGAGGCTCCCATTAAAGGAATTCTTGCAGGATGAGGAAGTTGTGGAATTATAGCATCAGCTATTTCTAGTGGATTTAGAAAGCCTGCTTTTACTACATTGCCAGAACCAGGTAGTTGTTTAGTTGTGTTTATAGGTTTTAAATATCTACCTGCTTCAGATAGTGCTGGACCATAAGTTGATGCTACTTCATTACCTATAAATTTAAAAGGAGCACCAATTGCTGTACCTATAGTTTGTCCTACAATAGGTATACTTAATGC